TACTCCAGTTGTAATTTTAAATAATTTATTTTGGTTTGGTATCAGGCGATCTTGAAATTCTTCTTTCATCAGGAGCAAGCCCATACCTAACTCTAATCATCGTATCAAGTCTTATCAAATCACCTTGAGCTTGAGTTGTTTTATCAATTAGAGAAATAATAATACCTTTTAAATCCTTAATATCAGCTTCAGTCTGAGCTTGAGCTTCTGTAATCTTATCAACAATACTCCCAAGAACATACTTAATCAACCACCATAAAGCAGCTCCTAATCCTAGAGCTGTTGCAACTGGTACTCCAACACTTTCAATGAATCCTGCGAGTTCACTTGGACTGTCCATTTATTACTCACTCGGTTAAATCCCATGCAGTAGTTTCTTCATTCCATTCATATCTTTTCCCATCACTTGGATAAGCTACAGGAGGCTCCCATATACAAGTTGTGTCATTTAATGTCCAGCTTGGATATGGTGTAGGAGAATAAAAAGCATCCTTATCTGAATCATATGTATACCCAGCACCTGCATAGTTTTTCCTAAGCGGTGCTATAGAATCTTCATTTCCATCTTGATCGTAATGTTTACCGCCTATTGTATTATAAGAAGTCTGTATCCAGTTGATGCTGTCACCTACTGCGCCACTATTGATGAAGTCTTGTTCAGCAACAATTACACGTTGTACTATATTGTCTGCATTAATTTCTGCGAAATGTGACATATTCAGTTCCTTTTAGTTTATTTAAGCCACTTGACCTCCGCCAATGACAGCCATCAAGAATCTCCATACATTGCCTGTAAAAATTTATAATGAGTAGGCATCTGAGATACTAACTCATGTAAGTGCTTATGGTGGGATGTCCACCTCATTTTTGTCTCTTTCCATTCCTCATCTTTTACTCCTGTAGATGACTCTTGCAAGTCTAAATCAAACTTAGTGATTGGGCTATATCCAGAGCCAGCGGCAATGTAAAGTAGACCGCCCATAGATGCATCAAACTCTAACGACATATTTAACCTAAATGACAAATCTACTGTTGAGTCATTACATGGAGTGCTGAGGGCTTTGAACTCAGATGCACCTTTACTATATTCTGTGTCTTGCGTTACTGCTCGCCAGTAAGGAGTGTCGGTTCTACCTGATAAAGCGTAATGTTGTGATATAAAAGACCTGAGTTTTTCCGTTATCTCCCTAATAGAGAAGTTAAATGCATCTTTATCTAATTTATTTACAGTACCATTACGCCTAGATAATGTTCTTATCAGAGACATAATTACCTCATGGGTCATCATTAATCCTGTAGACTCTAACGGTTCAATGAAACCTGCCGAAAGTCCAACACCTACAACATTCTTTACCCATAGTTTTTCGTGTATGCCATGTTTAATATCAATTGCTTGCATCTTGGCTTCTGTTGCTCTCTTCACACCTGTCTTAGCTAAGTGCTTTTTAAACTGAACTTCAGCTTCCTCACGGGTTGCGTACTTACTTGAGTACACATATCCAGTACCAATATGATTGTATAGAGGAATATTCCAAACCCACCCTGCTTCAATCGCTGTGCAGTTGGTAAAACTCTCCATCTCCTTGTCTTTATCTATGTATGGAATATGTGTAGCTAACGCTCGATCATTTAGCAAGGTATCACTAAAACTAATAAATGGGACTTTCAATGCTTTCCCTAATAACAGAGAAACAAACCCTGTACAGTCAACGAATAAATCAGCCTGCAGTTCCCCACTCTCTCTTGTGCTGAGAGATTTAACATTCCCCAAGTTATCCATATTCACTTCAGTAACATCATCTGTAATATGTGTAACATTCTGGCATAAATTATTCTTTAAATACTCACCGAACAGACTAGCGTCCATGTGGTATGCTGTATCCCTACTAAAGTCGAAGGATCGTAACATCCCATCATTGTTAGTAGTCATCTTGTTTTGATTAATCATCTCAACCGACGAGTGAAAGAACTCAGCAAAGTTAGTACTCTTAACTCCATCATCACTAGCCTTCCACTTGAACCAATCCATTAATCCATGCTTAGTACCAGTCAAGTCCAACTGCCCAAATGGGTAGTGGAAACTTTCCCCTATATGGGAAAAATCTGTAAACTTAATTGATGTCTTGTACGTAGCATTACACTCTTGCATCCAGTCCTCATCTTTAAGGCCTAAAGATTTCATGAATATGTTGATATGGCCTAATGTAGACTCCCCTACACCCACCGTCTTTACATTATGACTTTCTATTAATGTAATATTAATATGTGGCAGTGCCTTAGATATAGATGCAGCAGTCATCCAACCTGCGCTACCTCCACCTACAATGCACATACTATTAATTGGCATAATAAACTCCACTAATTAAACTGTGTATCGAATCACTACTATCCCTGATCCGCCTGTGGTTTGTGCTGCATAAGATGTAACGTTACCCTGCCCAGCATTACCACCCCCACCGCCACCCGTATTGACTGCTCCTGCTGTTGGGGCGTTTGAATTACTATTGTATGAGCCATTTCCCCCACCACCAAAACCCGATGACGCTGAAGATCCACCCCAAGATCCGCCACCACCGCCCCCGCTGTACATGACATTTGAGCCGGATCGATATAAGTTGTTTAACCCTTGTCCGCCATTGCCACCGGGGTTGCCATCAGCGCTTGAGGCAACACCAACACCACCTTTTCCACCGCCACCACCACCAGCATGATTGTACGGCCCATTACCACCAGCAGAACCTTGTCCAGCTGTGCCAGCAGCACCAGTGTAATATGCACTAACAGTTGTTCCACTTCCTCCACCGCCTGATCCTCCAATAGATGGAGCTGTTGTGACATACTTACCACCACGACCGCCACCTAAACAACTATTTGAAAGAGCGCTAGAATCGGCACCATTAGAGCCAACATTGGCTGTACCGCCCGCACCACCCGCACCAATAACTATACTATGACTACCTGCGCTTGCTGTTACGCCTGTCACTACTTTCATACCGCCAGCTCCTCCCCCACCAGCGTGCCAGTTTCCACCTGCTCCACCTCCAGCACATACCATAATATCAACTGTACCATCCGCACCACTCACAACAAATGTACTACCTGAGGTATATGTGTGTGATTTATAATCACTACCGCCTGCTGAATAGGTTGCTTCAGTACCACCAGAAGCTGAGAAAGGAAGTACACGATCACCGCCAGTCCCAAATCCTACTATTTGATTTATTCTAAGCATTACGCATCATCTCCTGCGTCAGTGACATATAAGATAGTAATTCCAAGTAATCTAGCATCTCCTGCCATATCATCGTTAGCATCAGATATGTCTCTATAAAATCTAAAATAGCAAAGATCATTATCTGCTGGAGTTCCACCAATTGTAACAGCAGCACTTGTAGGAGATATTAAAAGTTCTTCTACTGCCCCTTGAGCATCATCTGTCACAATAATAGCAGTTCCATAAACTACGTCAATAGTAGTGTTATCACTGATAGAAATTCCCTGTAATCCCCATGCTACTCCAGTAGTTGCGGCTAATCCAGCCCAATAAACTCTATAAGTAATTGTTCCTAAATTCCATGACTTTGGAAAAGCTACTGAAAATTGGGCAAACTCATCTGAGTCTTTATCGAAATCAAGAACATTCATATCTGGTCTACCAGACGTTGTTTCTACTTTAGCCAAAGCAGCGCAACCATTTGTAGTTGTAGGAACCATGGCTGCTGCTGGAATAAATAAAGTCTGCGTTCCTAAAGTCGGTGTATCTGAATTTCCTATGTATGCCATTATGTTTATCCTTATTAAATTCTAATTAAGTTGAGATAGCATCAACACGACTAATCGCAACATCGCATGAACTAGCAGTATTACAAGTAGCTTTTAAGTGATCTCCACTTAATAGATTAATCTTTGATCCTCCATCAATCAACTCTAAACTACCGCCAAATGGAACTGGGGCGTTTTTAATTAAGTAGTAATCCGCTCCACCTCTCGCAATCCAACAATCCACCGTAATAGAAGCAGAAGAATGAATATTCGCAAATCTAATCCCAATCAAAGCATCATCAGAATCCCCATTATTATACAAAGTAGTCCCTGTTCCTATATCAGCTACTAGAGCTAATTCAAAATCTTGTGCCATTATGTATCCCCTTTAAAGTGCTATTGACATAGCTACAGAAAACCCAGCAGTTGCAACAGCCCCATCTGAGATAGCTGTGTTAAGTTGAGCTGTAGTCATAGTAACTGTATTATTAGCAAGGTTTATTGATTTATTTGTTAGTGTGACAGAGTTTGCTAAAGTAACAGATTCAACTTGAGCTTTTCCTGATATTAACTCAATCCCAACAATTGTAACAGTATTAGCAGCTGTACTAAAACACTCAATCACATCACCAGCTACTGAGGTATAATTAGCACCACCTGGAATGTCAGTAGTACCAGCTCCATGAGTTATTGTTAAAATCCCAGCAAACTCAAGGAAAAAATGCCTCCCAGCTGCCACCGTCATCGCTGCAAAATTAGTAGTCCCAGTAACAACAAAGTAATCACCATCTACATCTATCACAAGAGGAGTAGCACTTGATATGTCTCCACCTTTAGCCATCCCAATATACTTTCCATTAGGATCTAAAAATCCTCCCAATTGAGGAGTTGTATCCCCTACTAAAGATACTAAACCAGATCCTTGATTCCCAGACCGTGTAAAAAACACATCCATTGGATTAGTATTTGTCAAAGATCCAGCACTTGCTATATGAGTAACCGCAATTTTCCAATACGCTGTAGCATCAACTGAAGCACCACTAATTTTAAAAATAGACCATATCCCATTATCAGCTCTTTGTTGAATCTTAATATAACCTCTATCCGCTGTAGTCGTACCATCATCCCATACAGCAATAAAAGCTGATAAATCTGCAGATTGATTATCATTATCATCTATGTATAAAACTGTAGCGGATGACCTAGTAGCATGATTTAACCATACCTTCCCAGTTCCTTGATCTGAATCTGCTGTAGCAGTAGCAAAGTTATAATCTAATCCTGTAATGGCCCCACCAGTTAATCCAGTAGAACCAGTAGCTCCTTTATCTCCACTTCTATTAAAATCAATATATACTAAATCATTATTCGCTATTGTTCCACCTTTGGAGATATGAACTACTGTAAAATTAGTCCATCCACTTTGGTCAGAAAGGACAGCTGTGATTTTCATCTCAATCCAGTTAGCAGAATCAGCAGCTTGATAAATAGTCACAATCCCATAGAGAGCAGTAGTGGTAGAATCATCCCAAATACTAATCCTATCTACAATATTATTAGCATCAACATCAACATCATCAATGCCTAATAAAACCTCCGATCCAGCCGCTGCATTCAACCACACATCCCCAACATCATGATCTGCATTATCAGTAGCTGTATTAAATCTCATGGCTAACCCAGGCATCGGCCCAGTAGCCCCAGTCGCACCAACACTCCCAATCATCGTACTTACCTTTTGGGTAGTACGGATCATATTATTACCGCGATAGTTATTTCGGATAGCCATTAGATATGTTGCTCCACGTAACCCACGATATTAATAACACTACCTGTAGCCGCAAAAGCTGTTATTCTCTTCCCATTATGAATACTAACTCCTGGAAGCACAACATATAATCCATCATCTATAGGGACACTAACTTTAAAATACGAAGTAGATGTATTAGCCACATCAATCTCAATAGTTAAATCAACTGGGGCTGAATGTTTATTAGAAGCAAACAACCAAACTTCATCATACCTAGAAGCTGATACTTGATTTGTTGATGTATGAATAGTAGTACCAACTGTTGAAGTTGCAGTTACAAGGATCATTTCTCCATCCGATGACCCACTTAATCCTACTCTAGTTACCTCTGTCATTGTTCAATTCCTCCTAAAGGATCATGCTGTTGAAGCTCCTCAACCATTATTTTATAAAGTTTAACTTCTGTCGAAGAAGTAAATTTAATTAAAAGAGATAAATATTTACAATGAATAGCAGGATCAATGGGGAACTGCTCTCTAGATGGCCCAGTAGATTGCCATTTAAAAGATCCCCATGCTCCTGCCCCCCAGAGAATAGTATCATCTACCAATGATAAAACATCGCCATTTTTAATTTTTCCAATTGTATCAAAGTAATCAATGTTATATGATCCAGACGTTGATAATAATTCTATTTCTAATTTATGTAAAACTTTATTTAATGTTTGTACTGACATCGAGTTATAAAAACTCTGAAATTCAATAGCCATTGCTACCGAATTATCGGCAAATGTTCCAGCTTGCCCTGCTTCATATACAAATGCCCCAGTAGCTGCCTTACTCTCCCCACCATACCATTCCCCATTATCTCCAGGACCTGATAGAACTGTCTGCCCATGAAAATTCATACCCTTCATCGGCCCGTACCAAGGCCCCCAGAACCTATTCTCATCTCTTTCTAGTCTTGCAATATCTAACCAGTATTGCTGAGAATTAACTGTTGATCCACTCGGAGCAATAGAAAGTTTATAAAAACCATCATGGTAAACAGCAGAAGCATTTTTCATCTGAGATGCAGGGATTGATTCTAACCCATCTTCATCTTTATTCCCCTCAGCTGTTATCTTATGACCAACTGGAACAGGAGTTAAAGAATCATATGGTAAGATATAAACTTGCTTATCCGAACCTAACCATAATGTCCCAGCAGGTGTCCATTGCATAGTCAGTGGACTCTCACAACCTACCCTAGTAGCAAGTGAATCAATTTTATAATCGCCAGAGGTTGATGGAACTCGTAAATCAGACCCACTAAACAAATACATCCCATTAGCACCAGCTAGTAAAACTTTAGCTTTCAATCCTGCATCGGAGACTTGGGCTGCATGAATAACCATACCATTTAATTTAGTATCAGGCTCAACCCCAGTATCAGATGGAGCTTTCCATGAGTTGTCTACAAAAGAAGCGCTCCACCCTAATCCGCCAAGTTGAGAATTTGATATATACAAAAGTCTATCTTGATATGATAAAAATTGTACAACATCCCCACCCAATCCAGTCAATGCTGCAGCTGATGATCCATCCCATGAAAAAGGAGCGTCTGCCCCATTGGCTACATAAAGTTTCTCCAAAGCACCCCATGTTTCAAATAAAACTTGCTGGCTATCAGTTAATCCTGTTTTAGCATCTACCCAAGTTGATCCATTATGATATCCAACAACTGTGCCCGCAGCTGCTAAAGTTTGCTTAGATGAAGCTCCATAATAAAACCGATGAATCCCGGTCACGGTCTTAGATGAAATAACTTGATCAGTTTCAAACTTACTATATCCCCTTCTCTTCTGCAACCCATCACGCCAAAACATATTAGTTGTTTTAACAGCTTCATCTTCACTAATTTCGCTTTTTTCTACAAATAAATTAATGCCTTTTTTTGGCATATTATAAACATGTAGGGCTGTAGCATCTGCTTCTACTGGCATTATTTACCTCGGATAGCCGGACGGGAATTGAGCAGCAGCCATTGGCATACTCGTCCCACCGTTTCTAGGGGAAAGAACAGTCTGTTGATTTATTATGTACTCATTCATTTCTACTGCTTGCTCCAACATCTTATTATAATGCCCTCTTAATGAAGCTCCCTTAACAGAAGAATTAGTATAAAATGACATTTCACTTTGAACTAATTTAACAATCAAAGGTTCACATTCTAGGGGCAAATCCATAGTTGCTGAGTCTGTCGACAAAGTTGCTGGAATTTTAAAATACCTATCAACGATTGTTAATACAGAAGATGGAGTTGGGTAAAGTCTAAACTGTTCGCCAAATATTGCAAAGTTCCTAGGATTCCCACCTTCCGAATCATCTGGATCAACTAAGGATAAAGCCATTGGAGATGATTCCATAATAGACTGACCACTTGTTTTATCTAATAAAGCTACAGATCTACCAAAATCACTCGCAATATCATACAACTCATTATCAACTAAAGCCACAGTATATACAGCAGAATCAGAAGTAGCAATAATGGTAATTCCAACATTATCTTCTGATCTATTACGGACAATAACCACCTCGTTTTCCACTTCAGTTTCAACCGCGCTAGCACCAAAAGAGGTAACAATTCCAGCTGCCAACGCAGTTGCCGAAACTTCATTGCTAGTTGCATTAGACCAATCAACTCCTTCCGTTAGAACAGTAGCTGTACCATTCCTAGTAATAGTAATTGTATCACCAGTTTGTGTATAATCTAAAACAGTTATAGAAGCATTTTGAGATGTTCTAAATTTTCTTTGCTTAAACAATGAATACCAATTTGTTTCATTATATACAGTAGCTACAGCCTCATTAAACTTATCAACAACAATAGCAGCGTGCCCAGTAGCTCCTCCATTAATAGAAGCAACCTCTGCTTGGTTGATATATCTAAGAACTGAATTTGTTAATTGAAGAAAAGTTCGTTTAGCCATTATCTATTCCTTGCGTTTATTGATAGCATCTTGTA